AGGTTTAGAAGAAAAATCTTTAAATGAAAAAATGTTAGTTCCAACTGACAAAATTGATAGAATGGCTCGTGACATTGCAGCTAAATACTTTTCATCTAAAACAGATAAAAAAGATGCAATTGAAATTTTAAAAAAAGCAATTAAAGATTCATATAGAGCCCTAGACCCAGAAGTTGAAATTAGAGAAGAAGAGGGTTATTCAAAATACCTAAAAGATGACCCTGAATTTCCAGGTGGTAAAACCAAAGGTCTCACACCAGATGTAATGAACAAAATCTTAATGAAAATTGTTCAAGATATTGACGAGACAAAAAAATTAGGTGAAAATTTAAACGAGGAACTTTGCCCAAAAGGTAAAGCATACATCAAGAAAAGAATGGCTGCTGGTGAAAAATCATCTGCTTACCTTTCAGGTCGCGCCGTTAAGGTATGTAAAGGACAAATGGAAGGATGATAACACAAGAGCGTCTACAGGAAATTATCAATGAGTCATTGCGCGACTGGTTCAAAAAAGAGGACTGGGTGCGCATTGATACTCAAGGTAATATTACTGGACCTTGTGGAACCATGAAAAAAGGTGATGCAACAACACGTTGCTTACCTAAAAAGAAAGCTCAATCACTAACTAAATCGGAAAGAGCTAAAACATCTCGTAAAAAAGCAGCAGCATCTCGTAAAGGAAAACAATTTGTTTCCAATACAGACAAAGCTAAGTACAAAAAGGGTACGTATCACAAAAAATAACATATTTATTACATATACTTATACTGAAATGGATAACTTCGATTTAACTAAATTTCTTGCTGAAGGTAAACTCAACGAAAATATGTTTGACGTTGATGCAACCACAAAAATTGCTCAAGCAGTAGCCGACGCGTTTACAGCTGATGATGAATTAGACCTTAAATATGTCATAAACCCTCGTATTGACGCAGGCCATTTTGATCTTGATGTTGAAGCAGGTCCTAATACTCCTGGTGAAGATTCACTTGGTCAAGATATCGATAACTACCTTGGCGAATTCGCAGGTGGTTCTTTCTATATTAAAGACGGAGTAGTTTACAACGCTGCTATGCGTAATGCTCCTGTCGCTAATGTATCACCAGAAGGTGAAGTTGAAATGATCTCAGCTGAAGATTCAAGAGCTGCCCTAGGTATGAAAGATGACGAACCCAACCCAGGAATGTACATCGATGATGAAGAATGGGAAAGAGAAATGGGCAGAATGGAAGAAAATAAAAACGAAAATAAAACCCCAAATAAAATGAAAAAATCAGAATTAAAAGAAATGATCAAGGCCGCAATGATGGCTGAAACATCAGTTGCTGAAGCCGAGAAAGTGGATGTTAATGATGAGGAAAATGTTGATGTTGAGGATACAGAAAACGTAGACGTTGACGTTGAAAAAGACGTTAAAGTTGACGATACTGAATCTGAAGTAGATGTTGACGTTAAAGCTTCAATGCCTGGCGAAAGTGACGACGTAGAAGAAGTTCAAGCCTTACTTATGAAAGCTCAGGAAGCAGCTAAAACTTTAGGTGACGAAAAATTAACTGACCAAATCGGTAATACAATCACTTACTTTACTCGCTCTCACGTTTCTAGAGTAGCTGAAGTTGATGTTGATGCTGATGGCGAAGGAGTAAGCACAAACATCGATGATGTTGCTGCTGCTGAAATCGGCTTAGAAGAATCAATTGCTTTTCCAATGTGGAACAAAATTAAATAATCAATCAAATTTATATTAAAATGGAATCAAACGAAATCTATACTCAAATGGCCACTTTATGGGCTAAGTTCTCAGAAGAACATGACAAATCATCTAAAGCAGCTCACGGCCGCGCTCGTAAGCACTTAGGTGAAATGAAAAAACTCGTAACAGAATATCGTAAAGCATCTATTGCCGAAGATAAAAAATAAATAAATAAAATAAAATGGATAACTTTGACTTGACAAAATATTTAGCTGAAGGTAAGTTATACGAAGCTGCAACCACTATGGATATGCAGGCTGTATTAAAGGGCGAAGAATTAAATACCTCAATTTCTAAGAATAAACCCGAAGATTTTAAACCAGGTATGAAGGTAATTCCTTTAATGCGTTTAGGTGATAGTACAGTTAAAAATCATATTGGTACAGTAAAAGCTGTTGAAGATAGTAAAATTGTATATACAAAATCAGATAACTCAGAAGCAGATTTAGACCCTCGAGACTTAGTTATCATTACTGGAGAATAAAAAATGCTCAACGAAAAAAAACTTACTAAAGCTGAACTAAATAAGCGCGAAGAACTCATCATGAAGATGAAAAAAAATAAGCGTGCTTTAGTTAAAAAGTATGGTAAGGACGCTGAGCAAGTAATGTATGGTCGAGCCACTAATATAGCAAAAAAACAAGCAGAATCGATGGAAAACGATAAACTTAAAGAAATGGTGAAAACCGCATTACAAAATCCAAAAGCCGCTGACTTAAATAAAGACGGCAAACTTTCAGACTACGAAAAAAAGCGTGGTGCTGCTATCGAAAAAAACTTAGACGAAGGATCTTCAACTGAAGAAAAACGTATTGCAATGTCTGCTGTTAAAAGATTAGCTAAATACAGAGGTGTTAGTGATTCAGAAGCTAAAGCAGATCTACTTAGAGCCGTTAAGGAATTAGGTGACTTAAAAGAAGAATTTGACTTAGACATCGACCAAGAAGGTGGTGAACAAGCTGATACAGACAAAAGTCAAGCAGGTATTTTAGATGCTGAAGCTGGTTTAGGTTTAGAAGAAGATTTAGACTTAGGTCATCAAGACAACGAACCACACATGCTAAAAGCTGACTTATACCGTATTGGAAAATACGCTATGGAGCTTTACCAAATGGTAGATGGCTTTGAAGGTCAAGGTGAAGTTGATTTTCCACATTGGTGGCAATCTAAAATCATCAGAGCTAAAGATATGTTAGTAGGTGCTAAACATTACTTAGATTTTGAGGTTAAAGAACCTCAAATCGATGCTATGGTAGATGTTGCTTCTGAAGAAGAAGTAATCGATGAACCAGTAAACGAAGGCACATGGTCAGTATTACCAGCCCGTATTCCTGAATTTATTCAAGCTATAGAAGATCTTAAAAATGAATATCATGCTGTTGTAGGTGACGATGACGTATTTAATGGTTTAGACAATGCTATCTCTCGTGCTGAAGAATTAATGATGGATGCCCCATTATCTGAGGACGAAGTAGGTGAAACAGATAAATTAGCTTCAGACATCCAAAAAGCAATGAATAAGCATAAAGGAGATGATGCTAAAATGTATCAACTTCAACAAGCTAGAAAAGCTATGAATAAAGGCGATCTAGAAAAAGCTAAAAAAATCGTTGCTCGCTACTTAGAAGAAGGTTTACCAAAAGGATATTGGGATAAAAAGATGGATGCTAAAGATGAGGTAAACGAAGATTACGAAGCTTTAGTAAACAAAATTAAAAAACAAGGTAAATCAGAAAAAGCTGCTAAAGCAATTGCTGGTGCCGTAGCTTCATATAAAGCAAAAGGTGGTGGTAAAGGTCCAACCGCAAAACAAAAAGCTAGAGGATAATGACAAAGCAGGAACTAAGAGCAAAAATTAAGGTCTTAGCTAAGCGAGTATATCAAGACAGAATATCAGTTGAAAAAGCTGCTGTTGAATATGACGAATTAACTAAGTTCCCAGAATTGAAGGACGTAATAGTATCCCTATTAGGTCCTCAATTTGATGCATTTGTTGCCTCAATTGATTGGGTAGCTCCAAAACCTACTACATTCCGAATCAACCTCAAAAATAACGAAAATTTCTATTTAGTTTATACTCCTAGAACATTTATTGCTGAAGTTGAAGGTAAAAAATATTATCTGCTTAATTTAAACGAACAAGAAAATGCTGAAAACGCTATTGCTCGTATTTTAAGATATGGAGCTCCTGATATTAGTGGTACTCAAGATGCTGCTGAATTTGATACAGGCAGTTCAGGTGGGGATTTCCCAGAAGAAACCGCTAGTGATACAACTGATGTAACAGTTGATGCTGGTGGAGAAGATGTTACAGTAGATACAACAACAGATGTAGAAACAGAAGCTTAATGGACGTTTTTGATAAATTTTTTCGTAAGTTTTCTTACAAATTCGATAAGGGGTATCCTGACTTAAATAATGAGCAGGATATTCTTTTACTTAATGAACTACTTAACAATTTAGGTGTTGGTTTAGGTGAAACCCTAATCATTAATGAATCAGCAGAAGACATTAAATTAAAATTAATGGATGCGGGTTTTGATGAAGATGATATTATTATCAAAAACAGTAAACGAATTCGTCTATTAACTAAAGGTAATGAAAGACAAGCTACTATAGATAAATTAGTAGATGATCTTAAATACAAATATGATCCTGATTTTAAAGGATCATCTTTAGGAGCTATTATTGCAGACGATGGTACTGCTATTTTAGTTAAACCTAAAGAAAGACAAGGTGGTTCTTCTGCCGGTTTAGATAATGAATCGGCATTTGTTGGTGGTATTAACCAATATACTCAAGAAGGTCCTATAACAGTAATTTTGAAAGGTAAAAATAAAACCTTAACTTACAAAGACATTACTGGAGCTACTGAAGTAGGTAGAGACACAACTGGAGGTAAAAAAGCAGACGCTAGACTAATGTCAGGCGACACAGTAGTAGCAAATATTTCTATTAAGAAAGGAAATGCTTCAATGTGGGAAAGTGCAGATAGAAGATATAAAGAATTAATGCAAAAGTTTTCTGCTAAACTTCTTAAAGACCCTTACCCAAATTTAGGTTTACGTCCTACTGAAAAAACAGATATTTACCGTTTAACTAATCCTGCTACTAATCAAGATTATAGTGGGGTAATTATTACGGATTTACCTAATAGTGAAGAAGAATCAATTATTTTTGGAACAGATGATCCTAAAACAGTAGTTGTTAAAAAAACTTTCACTAAAAACGATTTTAAATTCTCTAACAATACTCTTACTATAGATTCAGGGTATGTAATGAGTGAATTATCGGATATTGAAGGAACAGATTATGAACCAATTTTAATAGTTAGACACGATGTAACTCGTACTGCTACTAATGGTTTACGTCCTATTGTTTATAATAGAGACCATGCATATAAAAATGGTGCTATTACAGGAAATAGAATTGAAATTTCGTACGACGAAGCAATTAAATAATATTTATAAGTATGTGTAGCTGTGGATGTGGAACTTGTAGTGCTCAAAAGCCTGTGGTGTTAAATGAAAGTTTAGCGCCCAAACAAATCCTTTCTGAGGGTTTGAAATATCACATGGATAACGCATTACCTCTTACTGAGCACGTATTCCGTGCTGGATCGACTGAGTATTTCAATTTATGGGCTGAAGCCCGCGCTTTATACGCACGTAACATCCTTGAGGTGCAAGGTGATGATTTAGAGGTATTAACTGAAACAGATCTTGGTAATTTTGGTATGTTTGAGGGTAAAAAAGTACCATTAGATTTCCCTATCGAGTTAACAGAAGAGGAAATTGATGAAGCTTACAGCACTTATGAGCAACGTATGATTAACCAAATCAAACGTTTTAAAAAAGAAGGTTTACCTATGTTTAATCTTCCAATAAAAACTCAAAAGTTCTATGCTAAACATCAAAAAGAAATTGATGCTTTAGATGAAACTGAAATTAACGAAGAAGCTAAGAAAAAAATTGGTAAACCAATGCGCGACTCTTCAGGAGGTAAAGCGTATAAGGTATATGTTAAAGATCCTAAAACCAAAAAAATTAAAACAGTACGCTTTGGTTCAGGCGGTTTAAAGGCTAAAATCAATAACCCAAAGGCAAGACAAGCGTTTGCTAAGCGTCACGATTGCGCTAATAAAAAAGATAAAACTAAGGCTTCATACTGGTCTTGTAGATTACCAAGATATGCTAAATTGCTAGGCCTTAAGTCTAACTTTAGCGGTTTTTGGTGATGGATTTATTTAACGAACTTGCTTGGTATCAATTTAAAATTCTTAAAGAAGTACGAGATTTACCTCTTAACGAACAAGTAGATAAGTATAACAAATATCTTTGGGAATTATCTTTAGCGAGAGATTATTATTTACAATATCAAGTAAAAGGAAAAAGATTAACTCTTCAAAATGTAGGTTTTCTCCTCCAAGAAGATTTATTTGATTTAGAACAAGAAGACGGAAATAAAATTTTTATAACAGCATATGCCTAATCTACCAATATCAGGACTACCAGCTTCAGATACTCTAACAGGGGCAGAATTATTTGCTGATGTTCAAGGTGGTGTAACTAAATACACTACTTTAGATGATGTTACAAATTATGTAACTAGTTCTATTGAAACTTATAATCAAAATAATACTAATAATTCTTATTTAGTACCTGTTGATATAACAGTTCAAGATGGAGTAAACCAATGGCTTACAGGTTCAGCCTATGCTGATACAGCTATGATTCATTTAGATTGGACTGGGGCAAATGGTACAATGGATTTATACCTTCCGGATGCCACTGCAGCTGTTAATGTTAACAGATCAATTAGATTTATTAGTGATAATACTTTTTCAACTTCAACAAGAGCTGAATTAACCCCTCTACCAGGTCAAACATTAGATAATAGTGCCGGTTCTTATACTATTAATAAAGCATATGAAGGTATTATGGTATGGTCTGATGGAGTTGAATGGTATAGAATTCAAACAAAAGCTGGATAATGCAACCCTATAAAGATCTGGAAAAAACAGACAGTTATATTATTCGAGAATTTTCCCAAAACATTGACCCTATTGAGTTAATGTGGCATCGGGATGATGAAGATCGTACTATAGAAATAATAGGAGAAACAAACTGGAAATTTCAATTTGATAATTCTTTGCCTATTCCCTTTGAAGATCGTATATTTATAAAACGTCATGAGTGGCACCGTGTTATAAAAGGCACTGGTAAATTAACACTCAAAATACATTTAGACTGATTCATAGCCAGTCGATTCAAGTTAAATTTTTTCGGGAGCTGTGGCCCCAACAACTTGATTCCCCAATATATTTTTCGTATATTTAGGGGTTAAAAATTAAAATTCTATAATGGAGAAAATTGTAATCGTAGGTGCTGGAGTAGCAGGCGTTAATGCTGCTACTAAACTAGTAGATAATGGTTATCCGGGAGAAGCTATCACTATTATTGATATGGGTAAAAGTCCATATGAAAGAAAGTATTCCGAAGTAATGGAAGGCTTTTTAGGTGCTGGTGGTTGGAGCGATGGTAAATTAACTTACCACACTGCTATTGGAGGTCATATGTCTAAGTATTGTGGAGAAGATAAAGCAATGGAGTTGTTTGATGAGGTAATCAACAACTTTAAACGTTTCCACCCCAAACCAGAAGAAGTACAATGCTCAGATCCTCAAGCAGAACCTGATTTTATTAAACCACATTTCGGTTTGCGATTATTTCCAGTATGGCACGTTGGTACAGATTATCTACACGAGATTGGTAAAAATTGGTACGATTTCCTAGTGTCTAAAGGTGTTAAATTTATTTGGGAAACTAAAGTTACAAACATTGATTTTGATAATCAAGAATTATATTGTGATTGGAATACTCCAAAAGAAACAATAAAATATGACCGCCTAATATTTGCAGTTGGTAAATCAGGTATTGACTTTGGTAAAGCATTAGCTGATCAATACTCATTCCCAACCGAACCAAAACCAGTACAAATTGGTGTTCGTTTTGAAGCACCTCAACACCACTTCCAAAAGTTGATTGATATTAGTTACGATTTCAAATTGTATCGTAAATTCGAGGATGAAGGTGTTTCGCTACGTTCTTTCTGTACAAATAACAATGCAGCCTATGTTGCTGTTGAGGAAACGTATGGTAACCACTCATACAATGGACACGCTAAAAAAGATGAAGCGTTTAGAAACAATATGACTAATTTCGGTATCTTGATGGAAATCAATGGTATTGAAGAACCATTTAAGTGGGCACGTGAAGTAGTTCAAAAACTTCAATTCCACGGCACTGGTTTATATTATTCTCCAACTCGTATCCCCTCAACAACTTCAGAAGGTGAAGATGTTCGTTCATACCAAATCGATAACTTGAGTGGAGTAGAGAATGTAATGGGCGAATATTGGACTTACATTATGGACTTTATTGAGGACATGAAAAAAGTATTCCCAACACTTAAAGACGATTGGGGAATTTATATCCCAGAAGTTAAATACCTTTCACCTGAACCACTTGTAGATTATAAAAATCTAGCACTAAACCAATTTGATAATGTTCACTTTGTAGGTGATGCTCTATCAGCTCGTGGTATTACAGTTTCAGGTGCTCAAGGTACATATGTTGCTGAAGATATTCTAGGGCGATTTTGCAAAGTAGAAAATGGTTCGTATATTTGCGAATGGGACAATCATATGGGAGATAATATTACATTTTAATAAATAAGTTATGGCTAAGAAAGAATTATTTTATGAAGTAAGACGTATGCGTAATAATGGAGCATACCATCACTTCTTTAGAGAGAGTGGAACTGATGCTTGGAAGTATCACAATTGGGATGGTCCCGCAATTGACCCAATTGAAGGTGAAGAAACTGAATTAAAAAAGTCTTATTATCTTTATGGTATTGAAATGACTAAAGATGAATGGACCGAAACCCGCCAAGACAGAGAAGGTCTCCCTTGGTATAAAAGTGCTACATTACGAGGTACAGCACGAATGTAATATGGAAAAACCTATTGTAATTAACGCTAAAGAATGTAAAGAATGTAATGTTCCTAAAGGTTGGGGACACGAAATTATATTCGAAAACAACGAACTCTATTGTGGTAAGTTGCTTGTGTTCAAGAAAGGTTGTAACTTTAGCATGCACTACCACTTAATTAAAGACGAGACTTGGTACGTTCAAGAAGGTGAATTTTTATATCGCTGGATTGATACTGAAACTGGTGAAGTTCATGAAGAACAACTACGTGAAGGTGATTCCGTAAGACAATTCCCAGGCCAACCACACCAAGTAATGGCTTTAACTGATGGTATTTTGTTTGAGGTTTCAACAGAACATTTTGATAGTGATAGCTATAGAGTGTATCGTAAATGGTTAGATAATAAAGACGTATGAAAATAGGATTATGTGGAACAATGAGTGTAGGTAAAACTACACTTGTTCATGCTTTACAGGAGTTACCTGAATTTAAGGATTATATGTTTAGAACTGAACGTTCTAAATACTTAATGTCACAAGGTATTCCATTGAATACTGATTCAACACTTAAAGGACAAACAGTATTTCTAGCAGAACGTGCAAGTGAACTCATCCAAGAAAATATCATTACAGATCGCACTGTAATTGATGTAATGGCATTTGCTCAAGCATCTAAATCAATGGATTGGACTGATAAAGAAGCATTTTATGCTTACGCTATCCGTTTGATTAAAGAATACGATTACATTTTTTACGTTTCACCAGAAGGAGTAGAGATTGAAGATAATGGTATTCGTGAGACTGATGCAGAGTATAGAAATGAAATTGATATAATTATTCGCCATATTTTAAGCCAACAGAAACACCGTATCAAAAACTACGGCATTCTTGAAGGTCCTACGGAACAACGTATTGAACAAATGAAATTTCAGTTAGGTTTATAATATTTATAACTAAATTACTAGTATGAAACGCTCTGAATTAGCCCAACAAATCAAAGAAATGATTGTAGATGTTCTTCAAGAAGCTACAATTGAAACTTCTCCTGAAGATTTAGCAAAAGCAAAAGCTGCAGCTGAAGATGATGATGTTATTAAAATAACAGAAGAAGATGATTTTGATATGGATGACGAAAAAGAACCGTCTGCTAAAGACATTAAAAAAGGTGATTCGGTTTCAACTCTAGCTCGTAAATTACAAGATACCACTAAGGAAATGAAATCTACTGTTAATAAGTGGAAACAAGCCGAGGGTGAAGAAAAAGAGCGTTTGTTGGCTCGTTTGAAGGAGTTAACTAAAATCAAAAAAGAACTTGAAAGTCTTATTTAAAAACATACAGACTTTACTTATTGTAGTATTAGCAGTTTTATTGTTGTTACAACGAAGCTGCTCTTCTACTCCTAAAGTAGAGCCCGAAGTTATTACAAAAGTAGTAACTCAATGGGATACCCTAGAAGTTACAAAAACTAAATATGTACCTAAGTACATTAAAAAAACCGTAGTAAGTATTGACACCTTCCAGGCGCCAATTGATACTGTAAGTATTCTAAAAGATTACTACGCAAAATACTTTTATACAGATACAATCAAGATTGATACTCTTGGTACTATTGTGATAAATGATACGGTTACTCGTAACTTAATATCAATGAGAGATGTTCAATCCAACATATTCATCCCAACAACTACAGTTACTAATACTGTTTACCTCTTCAAACATGAATTCTTTAGCGGTATTTCGGTAGGAACAACTAATCAAGAATTACAAAATATTAATGGTGAGTTATTATACATTAATAAAAAAAGAAATGCATACGGTTTTGGAATAGGTTTAAACCCACAATTTCAACCTGTCTATACAGTCCGCATGTACTGGAAAATAGGTAAATAATGGCTGAACAAGATTTAAGAAAAATAATTCAACAGGAATATATTAAGTGTGCTTCCGACCCAGTACACTTTATGAAGAAGTACTGCTTTATTCAGCACCCACAACGTGGACGTATTCCATTCCATTTATACCCATTCCAAGAAAAAGTATTACGTTTATTTAGAGATAATCCCTATTCCGTAGTACTTAAATCCCGTCAGTTAGGTATCTCAACATTAGGTGCAGGTTATTCTCTGTGGTTGATGTTATTCCAAAAGGATAAAAACGTACTCTGTATTGCGACCAAGCAAGAAACAGCTAAAAACATGGTTACGAAGGTTAAATTCATGTATGAAAATTTACCTTCATGGCTAAAAATCCCAGCAGACGAAAATAACAAATTAACACTTAGGCTAAATAACGGATCCCAAATTAAAGCTACTTCAGCATCAAGTGATGCAGGTAGATCGGAAGCCGTTTCTCTTCTATTAATTGATGAGGCTGCCTTTATTGATAACATTGGCGAAATCTGGGCCTCAGCTCAACAAACACTTGCTACTGGTGGTGGGTGTATTGCTTTATCTACTCCTTATGGTACAGGTAACTGGTTCCATCAAACATGGGTTAGAGCAGAAAATGGCGAAAGTGATTTCTTACCAATCAAATTACCTTGGTATGTTCATCCTGAACGAGATGAAGCTTGGAGAAAACGACAAGATGAATTACTAGGTGATCCTAGAATGGCAGCACAAGAATGTGACTGTGATTTTAGTACCTCAGGTGACACTGTATTCTATAGTGAATACATTGAATTTTATGAAAAAACCTATATTAAAAACCCACTTGAAAAACGTGGTGCAGACGGTAACTTATGGATTTGGGAACCCGCTGATTATTCAAGATCCTACCTCGTGGTTGCTGATGTTGCTCGTGGAGATGGTAAAGACTATTCTGCATTCCATATTATTGATATTGAAACCAATACCCAAGTTGCTGAATACAAAGGTCAAATTGGTACTAAAGAATTTGGTCACTTATTAGTAGGCATTGCTACTGAATATAATGAAGCCTTACTTGTAGTAGAAAATGCTTCAATTGGTTGGGCAACGTTACAAACCATTATCGATAGAGGTTATACTAACCTATACTACTCAGCTAAAAGTGATGCTACGCTTTCGGATTCATATTTTGACAAATATATGGATACAAGTAAAATGGTTCCTGGCTTTACAATGTCCTCTAAAGTAAGACCTATGATTATAGGTAAATTCCAAGAATACATTTCAGATCAAAGTGTAATAATCCAATCAAGTAGATTACTAGAAGAAATGAAAGTGTTTATTTGGAAAAACGGACGCGCAGAAGCTCAACAAGGATACAACGATGACTTGATTATGTCATTTGGAATTGGTATGTTTATGCGTGATACGTCGTTTAAATTTAGACAACAACACTTAGATTTGAGTAAAGCAGCTTTATCTAATATTTCTACAAATAGAGTTAATTGGCAAGGGGGATATAACCCCAACAAAATTAACAATCCTTACCAAATGGAT